TAGGCATAACACCCATAAAGAGATCTTTTGGCCAATTAGCATAACGAAGAGTAAAAAGATTATTACCTTCCAAATAATCCTTCAAAGCAACTGCATTAGAAGAACCTGTCAAAGACTGAAAAACGGGTCCTCCGGAATACCAATCAAAATTGTAAGTATACGGTTCATTAGACTCCCACTGACTAATCCTAAAATGATCAGCATAAATTTTCTGATAAGCCGCAAACGGCAAAACATTAACAGAGTAATGAGTATTAATACCTTGTAAAGAAAAATTGGGATTGGTACTCAAACCTAAACTCAATTCATTTGGAGAAGAACCAGTAAAAGAAGGAGGTATAAAATTACCATAACGAAGCATCATAGCAAGTTTAGCTCCACAAGTACCAGCATTAAAACCAAAAAAGTTTTCAACAACAGACAAAGAAATATCAGTATTTCCTTTATACATATTATGAAGCAAAGTAAAAATATTTTCAGAATAACCTTCATTAAAGGCACCTAAAGCACAATACGGAATGTCATTAGTAACAATCTTATTAGTACCAATACCTGATGCCTGAACAGGATTATTCTGCATATTCATAAGAGCCTGTGGAAGGTTCTTATTAATTAAACGCAATGGAACAAAATACCAATCCAAATATTCACGAATACGAGTATACGCAGCTGTATTAACAGGCTGAGTACGAGTAAATAACTGATGACGAATTTGAAATTTGTCACCTGGATAAACCAGTTTATAATAAACTGGCAAAAGTTCACCAGCCTTGCTGGTGAAACAAATACGACGAGAAAGATCGAAACCAGACCTGTGAGGATGATTCCGAACGTCTCCAAAAGAAAATAAGTTTGAAGCCATAAAATTAAGTTTCGCGATAATAAATATCGCCAAGGTTAACAACAGAATAAAAAGATTCTGCATAATGAGAATCCGAAAGGATCTGATTCAGTTTTGAAACCTTATGAGAAAATTCCACGAAAGACCGAGCATTCAAATAAATCTCAGTCACAAGATAAAACTGATTATCTTCCAACATATTGGAAGACTGATACAAATACGCCTTGTAAGGACGACGACTAGACATTATAATTAGCTCTCTCCGTGAAAAAATTATTCATATCATTCAAATGCCGATGCTTCACCTTCGAATGTACAAGAGCAGAAAGTTTAGAACGACACACAGAACCTAATCCGGATTCCGCAAATTCTCTTTGTCTTTCTTCGGTTTGATTCCAAAAAATATCCGACCAATCGCTCTCAAAAGACTGAGAATCTGAAAAAAGATCTTTGAGGCTTTGTTTTTCTCTGACATCAAAAAACTCTTTAGATAACTTAATCGCGGAATGAATCCTATCATAATCTACTCGCGGAGAGAAGAGAGAGAATCCCATCGAAGACAGAAAACTCTCACAATGCCGAAAAAATATATAAAAACGACTACAAAAAGAACGCTCAAAGAACTCATCACCAAGAGCACCTCGAGTGGGATTGATATGAAGAAACTGCATAATATCGGTCATGACAGAATCTTCAGACAACTCTTTGACTGTCTGACTTGGTTTGTTAAACAAATAGTAATGCCAATAAATTAGCCTAGGTATCTGGAAGATGGATGATTTCCAGTAGGCTGGCCGCTGACAGATATTCCGAGCAAGTCGTAATATCTCAACATATTCAGATACAGTGCGACGGCTATGTGCGACGGGTCGAAAAAAGCAGGTATCGATAATCGAGCACCATGGCCGAATAACTCTATACTTGCCATTGACCGGCACGCTGATTCCATCAAGGAGTTTAGAAAAGTCTCCTTTCCTACTTTCTTCAATGGAAGATGAAAAGAACTGAAATCCAAAGCGGTTAGAGAATCGTGCAAAAGGACGAATGCAGCGATTTTCTTTGAAATGTAAGGGAAGAGACGTAAAGCTATTAAGATATCCCGCAACGTACGACTCAGCCTTTCCTCTGGACGTAGAGCAATCGACACGTCCAAATTTCCAGCATGAATTAACAACTCGGATAAAATTCTTGGCGAGTTTATCGGAGTCAAAGAAAAATAGGATATGGAAATGTGGGCGGAAAGAGACGGGTCCGTACTCTCCCACAATGTATGTATGTAATTTTTCATGGTCAGGATTTAAATCACGAAGCAAGATCTGCTTACGTACACGTTTCATAAACAAAGATAAGTCCTTATGGCAGAGAAAACCGTAACGACCGGCATACTGAGGATACTTTCCTTTAAAAGATAAATCTGCCTGAAGAGCGTAACGATTCCAATATTCCTTCTTACAGGAAAAATCAAACTCAAACTGCTGATCCATCGCTAAACCGAGAACAGGCCGCACATGCTTAACACCGTGAAAAGTGAAAGTACGAGTAAGCCTACGACGAGGACGAACAAAAGCATGAACAGCAATATTATCTTCATCGATCTCCTGAGTCTCAACTTCATAATAAGGGATAAAATCATTTTTATAAGTGAGACTAACAAAATAGCAATATTTCGAAACAGACTTTTGAGCATAAATACGATTTTCAGCAAGAATAGACTTAGAAACCTTACAAGCATCACAGACACCACAGGGAACGAGAATAATATCACCAGTATAGGGGTTAATAACTTCACGTTTATGTTGACATTCAGTATAAAACTTATTAACGAACTCTGCGGTATCCATGATGTAAAACCTAATCTTTATCGTTAGACAAAAGGTAAAGATTCTCCTCGGGGAAAGAATCGAATACAAGCACGTTACCGGAACTAGGCTTTAAATTTTCATGCAAAAAGTGAGGCAATTCACTTTCCTCAACGACATAAATCACAGGCTCCTGCGGGCGCTGTGGATCGTTAGATTTCGAATGTTTAGCAACTTTAAATAGCATATTTATGAAGAATTAATTACAATACAATAATAAAGCATAAGAGATAAAATACAAAAAAAAAATGAACAGAAAATATATAGATAATTTCTATAGGAAATAAAATTTAATAAATTCTTCAAATTCAGTGAGATAGGTGTCACTTTTGCATAGTAAGGACGAGAGAGTTGAATCGATGAAGGTGACATCGATTCCCTTCGGGCAAAAGTGTAGGCTACGCCAAATTCTCCATGTACGCGGCTTCGCCAAACGACATTTAAAGGACAACAAATCCTTCGGACCGGAACAGTAAAGAAATTCTTAACGGCTTCTAAGGAAGCCTAAATTCCTTTCCTATTCCTTTTGTTTTTTGTTATCCGACCTGTGGTCGGCGCTCCGCTTGTAGACCTTCGGTCTGTTCCGGGCGCAGCATCGCGCCCTACACGGAACCTAACGTGACTGAACATGACGTAATGGATGTTTACGGGTCAACTTCGTTGACGGCGTGGACCGTGGTCAACATAATGCAAAGGAAGTGTGCCGCAAAAGTAAGGAGATATACTCGAGGGCGCTAGGATGTTTACGCGATTCCGCGACACGGACTTCGTCCGGCGCTCTCACTGCGTTAATGGTGTCCTTCGGACAGTGTCAAAGGGCTGTAAAAACAGCCCTAAAAGAACAAAATACAATTATCAAAAACCAGATGGTAAGGAAGAGGTATAGATTGAGAGGGAAAAGAAGATTTACAATAAAAAGTAACCTTACCATCAGGATAATACTTGCGAAGACTGTTTAAGGAAGAACGGGGATTGTTACCGCTAAAATCATAAACAGGGATCAAATCATCACCTAACAGCAATGTAAAAACATTACAGTTCTTAAACACCGAATAAATAGTCTCAACCTTTGCAAAATCAACTCGAAATAACTTGTTTGTTTTCATATTCTTTGTCTTTTTGATTACATTACAAAGATAGCATTTTATTATGCAATTCCAAAGAATATAATGTTAAATAACATATAAAATGTTAATCGAGTAATCCTCCGGTCATAAACCGGAGGAGTAATTAACGGAAACCTTTAACCGTTTTGTGTGAAGCACGGGGAAAATTAGACATAGCACCAACACCGGTACCGGCAGCAGCACCAGACATAATACCGCCAATAAAATCACGCCAGATCTGTTGTGCACGAAAATAAGCTCTACGATTCATCAAGGAATGACCTTCACGCTTCGCAAACAATTCCTGCATGTCTCTCTGAAGGCGAGTTAGCTGAGAATCATAAATGTCCATATTACCACGACTGGAAGCAACAGCACCGGCAATGGATTTGTACGAACGATAATAGGCAGCGTTAGCCTGATATTCCTCTTTCATCGCACGAATAAAATACTCAGAAAGCTTCTCGGACTGCTCGTTAGAAATGTTTAAACCTCGGGTACGGGCAAGAGATTCATTATATTCTGCCAATCGATTCTTAATCGAAGCCAAAGACAACAAACCTTGCGCATACTGAGAAAACAAATTAGCGGAGTACGAATAAAGCTGCATCTGCTGCTGGGCAGGTAAATACTTATTCATAATTTCCTGTGCTTTGCCTTGCAAACCAGTAAGGAAAGCCTGAGCAGCTGTAAGCTGGGTCTGAGTACGAAGACCTGCAAGTTCCTGACGAGACTTACCTAAATCTATAAGAGCCTGCTGAGGCGCATAAAGATTACGAAGATCTCTGTAAGAAGGGTTCAGGAACTCAAAACGACCATCAACAAGACTCGCTATCTGGGCTTTACGAAAATCACTACCGAACTGAAGATCAAAAGTATTCTGAATATGCTGTCCTGTAGCCTGATTAGCTAAAAGCTGATTGTGATAGTAAGAATTAATAGCGTCGCCAATAGAACTAAAATCCATATTGAAAGCAACAGGGACCTGATTAGGCATTTCGGCGGTAGGATTAGCTACACCGGAAACACCGGCAGAAGTAACACCAGTACCTGATGTATTACCATCAAGTCCATTCATATAAGGATTGTATCCGGCCTCTTCAAGGCGGG